TAGCAATAGGAAGAGTCGCTACACACGAGGGCTTTCAATGAGTGATGATTCAATAGTCAATGAGTATAATGAACTTTATGATGATGCTTATTATTCTTGGAATCCGTTTTATCCATTAGCGGAAACGGACTTAAGGTTTTTCTTAGGAGACCAATGGAACGACCAAGAGAAGCAAAAGCTATTTCAAGAAGGCCGAAATGCATATGTCTTCAATCTCATTCGGCGCAACATCAACCTTGTCACTGGATATCAACGCCAGCGGAGGTTGAGTTCCGTCGTTGTTCCCGTGGAAAACTCCGACCAAAAGAGCGCAGACCAGTTCTCTCAACTGCTTCTCTATGCGTTGAATGCGGGCGATGGCTATCGATTCATATCGGATGCATTTGGTGGCGCGCTAAAGACGGGCATCAATCTTCTGACGATGTGGATGGACTACCGCGATGATCCGATCAATGGAGACATTCGTTTTGGCCGTGAGCCTTTCAATGGTTTTATCACCGATCCGTACTTCACGCAGCTAGACTTTTCCGACTGCTCATATGTCATCAAGCGTAAATATCTTTCTCCTGAGCAAGCGGCGTCTTTATTGCCTGGGCAGGAAAAAGATGTGAAAGAGCTTGCAAAGATCGGGTGGTCTCGCGATGACAAATTCACATGGCTTCCCTTCCAGCGTCAGCCTAACGGCATGGATTACATGGCCTATAACGAGTTCTATAAGCAGGGCTGGGAAATGGTTCCGATGATAGTGGATGAAGATACGGGCGAATTCACGGAATGGGAAGGCGATGAAGAAGGTTTGAGGTATTTTTTGCAACAATATCCTCAATTGAAGAAGGTAAAGCGTCCAAAGCGCTATGTCGAATGCAATATCATCGTTAACGACCAGTTTATGCGCAAAGAAAAGAACCAATTTGGTTTGAACGAGTATCCTTTTGTTCCTTTTGTGGGGATATGGGAACCTGAAGCTGAAACGTATGCTCTCAAGCTTCAATCGCTGGTACGCTGTCAGATCGATCCGCAAAAAGAGTCGAACAAACGGCGCTCTCAGATGATCGATATCCTAGATTCGAGCATCAATTCTGGATGGATTGCGAAAAAATCGTCTGTTGTGAATCCACGCTCTCTTTTCCAGACCTCTCAAGGCAAAGTCATTTGGAAGGAGGATGGTGCTGAGCCTGGAGACATCGAAAAAATCCCTCCTGCACAGCTACCGCAGGGCATTTTCGAACTGCAACAGCAATTCGATCAAGACATCATGAAGATTTCGGGGATCAACGATGCTGCTTTTGGAGAAACGGAGAACGCGCAAGAGTCAGGGATCATGATGATGTTACGGCAAGGCGCTTCGATAGTCAATTTGCAAGATCTATTCGACAATCTACGCTTTGCTCAAAAGCTCGTATCCAAAAAAACTCTTAAGATGATGCAAAGATGGACGCCTGAAAAGATCAAAAGGATCATCAACGAAGAGCCGACGCAACAATTCTATAGCAAAGACTTCATCAAGTACGACATTACCGTACAAGAAGGTATCCTGACCGACACTCAAAGGCAGATCTATTTCCGTCAACTCGTCGATCTCAAACAGCTTGGTGTTCCCGTCACTGGAGAGATGTTGGCGCAGGCGGCGCCGCTGCAAGGAAAAACGGAATTCAACGAACAGATCAAGGCGATGGAGCAACAGCAGGCGCAGCAGGCGCAGGCGCAACAGCAAGTGGAGCAACAAATACTCTCTTCGCAGCTTGAGCTTAACAAAGCCTCTTCGATCGAGAAAGTCGCTGGTGCCAAAGAGCGTTTTACCCGCAGCGTAGCGAATCTATCGTTAGAAGACGAAAGGGGTGCTAGAGCGGTGGACGACAGGGCTTCCGCGGCATTAGACAGAGTAAAAGCGATGAAAGAGCTTGAGTCGATGGATGACGATCGCTTACTGAAATATTTCAATATGGTGCAAATGATGGAGCGATTGAACAAAGAGAGTGAAGATGAGATCAAGCAAGACGATGTTGCGATAGCGGCTCAAGGCGAAGCGATCGGAAATCGGTTGTCGGGGAATACCGGACAACTTTCCATGAACACACAACAACCTTCGGAGGGTTTAAATGAAAGAGATGAAAGCATCTAAACCGCCATCGGGAAAAAGTTTTGGTGTGAAAGACAATACTCATGCGAGTCCAGTCAAAAGCATCTCAACGGAATCCGAAAAGGCGGATTTAGGAAGGGTGAAGCCATATTCCAGTGGCAATAAGGGTTATCCTTCTCAAGCATTAGAAAACAGTATTTAGGTGAAATATGCATCAAGAGACTGGGGAGACCCGCGATGCGATCATCGAAGACGATAACAAAAGGATACAAGATATCATTAGCGCTAATAAGGGCTTAAAAGACCCGTACTGGATCGTAGTATTCGCAAAACCGTCCAAGGTCGCAGTGGAAGGGATGCCTACATTGATGAAGCATATCAAGGCATATAAAACAAAACCACCGTCGCAGGTAGGGCAGATTGTTGGCGAGGTGAACAACCTCACTGGCACGATCGATTGGGAGGTGAACATGCCTCAGGTACCATTCGATTTTGATGCTCTTCGTGCTTACGGTGCTGAAAGCTGTAATGAAGTGATCGTCGAGACCACTTCACTACCGCAAGGATATATAACGAGATAGCGCCGCCGGCGTTGGCCATGGAAGCCTAAGAACCACTAGGGGCCATAACGGGCGTAGAAAAATTAAGGAGCTATACGCAAATGAGTGAAGAAGAACTTAACATGTCGGGCGAACAAACTGAGGAAGCCGCCGTTCCTGCTGGCGATGCTGGAAGTTATTCTCAACCCGAGCAATCCGCTGGTGACGATGTTCAGCAAAATGAACAGAGTGTACCGCTAGCGGCTCTGCAATCGGAAAGAGAAAAGAGGCAAAGTCTGCAAGATGAACTCCGTTTGATCAAGGAGCACATTGCATTAATGCAAGCGAATCAATCGCAAAGTCAAGAAAAGCCAAAAGATGAATTTGATTCATTGGAAGACACTGACGTCATGACAGTGGGGGAATTTAGAAAGATCTCCAAAAAGATGGCGAATCAGTTCAACATGACGATTGAAGAGCTAAAGATGGTGCAGAAGCATCCTGATTATCAGGAGGTTATAACTAAATATTTACCGGATTTACTAAAGCAAAATCCCGGCCTGCAACAATCCTTACAAAAGACGCAAGATTATGAGCTTGCCTATTATCTAGCCAAAAACTCCGATGCCTACAGGAGTGAAACAAGGAAAAGTAAAAAGTCCGCTGACGCACAACGCATAGTTGAAAACTCGCAGAAGGCGGGTAGTTTGTCGAGCATGGGCTCTACTTCTCCGATCTCTCAGGCGCGAAGGTATAAAGATATGGATGATAGGGAGTTCGAGGCTCTCGTCAATAGGAATATGGGCGGGATATGATAAGGAGATAAATTATGAGCATGACAACCGTCACCGTGTTGCCCCCTGCTGTTCGGGAATATTACGACAGGCTTCTTTTGATGACTGCGTATCCTACGCTAATTCATACAAAATTTGCTCAAACCCGTATTCTTCCTGAAAAGATGGGCGACACGATCGTATTTCGAAGATATTCGAGATTGGCGACCGTGCCTATTCCCCTTGTAGATGGCAGAACGCCTCCAGGCGCTCCACTGTCTGCAACGGACATCAAGGCACGTGTTTCGTTCTATGGTAATTTTGTGACCATTACCAATCAGGTCCAGTTGACCGTAGAAGATAGAACATTGAATGAAGCGTCCATTCTTTTAGCGCAAAACCTGGCACAGACGATGGATGAAGTGACACGAGATGTTCTCGCGTCTACGACTTCCGTTTTACAATGTACCAACGGATTGAATGGCAATACCCCTACTGAGATCACTAGAGATGATATCAACGCTGCCTTCCGCACCCTTTTGGGAAACGATGCGCAAATGATTTCTAAAGTGGTCACTGGATCGACCAATTTTGCGACTGTACCTATTCGGCCTGCTTTCTTTGGTTATATCGACACAGATTTGATCGACGACCTAGAAGCTTGTGCTAACTTTGTAAGTACAGCTAACTACGCTCAGCAAGGCCCTGTGCTGGACTCTGAGATAGGAGCGACTGGCAATGTTCGATGGCTATATACCTCTGCAGGCAGTGTTTCCGATGCTGCTACGCCTGTATATAACAACATCATTGTAGGTAAAGAAGCTTATGCCGTTGTGCACTTGAAATCGTCGACTGGAGAATTCTATGTCGAACCGCTGGGTTCTGCTGGAGCCGCAGATCCTCTTCATCAAAGAGGAAGCGTGGGCTGGCAACACCCATTCGTTGCTAGAATTTTGAACGATTCGTTTATGTTGAACCTGATGAGCACACATAGCTAATTGAAATAGAGGAGTTTATAAATAGTTAGGAGTATAGTTTAGAATGTTGCATATTGTTATCAACCTACAGAAGGAGATAGCATGAAAAAATGTTCTAAGTGTAAAGAGGAAAAAGATTATGACGATTTCTATAAGGATATACGAACAAAAGATGGATACAATTCTATTTGCAAACTTTGCCGTCTTGAAATGGATAGAGAGCGTCGCAAGAAAGATCCTGTTTGGGTTCTCAAGCGTAAAATGCAAAACGCAAAATATCATGAAAAAAATCGTGAGAAAATTGCTAAGCGTAAGAAAGCATGGTTTGCGACTGACCAAGGAAAAAAAAGCCATATTGAATCATCTCATAAATGGAAAAAAGCTAACTCAAAAAAAGTTATTGCTCATAAAGCCATTGAAAGAGCGGTTAAAAGAGGTGAAATTATTCCAAAGGAACGATGCGAAATTTGCAATTCAAAGTTTAAGATTGAAGCCCATCATCCTGATTATCGTAAACATCTATCAGTTATTTGGTTATGTAAACATTGTCATGAAAAAGTAACATAAAGAGGAGTTTAAAATTATGGCACAGATGAAAGTTTGGGGATGGACAAACCCCGCTGCCGCAGTTGCTCGCAACGAGTCTGTCGGTTTTACGGTCAGCGAAATCACAGTTACTGATATCACGAATGGTGCTCAGTACTACTGGAATTCGTCAATGACTGACGCATATTACGTTACTGTTTCTTCTGGAGCGGTAACGACTTCAAACGGATTTACTCCGTTGGCGCAAAGCACTGCTGTTGGCGCAACCATTAGTGGTTTCACCAACGCGAACCCTGGTGTGATCACGGTGAATGACACCGCTACTTTTGGTTTTGCCACTGGCGACACCATTAAAGTGTGTGAAATTGCTGATGACGGCACTGGTACAAACAGCTTGAACAATACGTTTACTGTTGCTTCTGTGACGGCTACGACTATCACCTTGGTAGAGAATACCTCTGTGACTGGCTATAGCGTTTATGTCTCTGGAGGAATGGTGACACGTGTTACTGACACTGATGGCGTTCCCGTACCTATTGTCAACTATGCTATCCAAGGGATCACTCTTGGAACTGGTTGCGTAGGTGGTAACGATGCGGTCATGGTGGCTGTAGCTCATGGCGAAAACGTTGTTGTTTAGATCATAAAGGCAAAATGAAGGAATGGGGACGAAGAATCCCCTTCCTTTTAAGAGGTAAAAGATGAGTTTAGAAAGATTTGAAAAGACTTCAGTGGAGGAGCTGCGAAAGCTTCCTATCGTTGGTAGTCAACCGAAAGATGAAAAGGAAGAAAACTTCCTTCGAGAGATATGCGAATACGAGTTTTATAATTTAGAAGAGCCTGGGGTATCGGTACGATTTCCATATGGAGATTCTCACTCGCACCATGTCTTCACGCTATTTCATGGTGGAAAATATCGTGTTCCGCGGTTTTTAGCTCAGCATATCGAATCCAAGAGCACTCCGATATGGGAGTGGCGTCCTGATGGCATTGGTGGGCTTACAAAGAAGCTAATCGGTCACAATCCAAGGTTTCAGATGAGACAGGTATTCGGAGGTTAAGATGAGTACGTGGACTTTAGCAGATATCAGGAGCAAAGTGCGTCAGGTGACGGGCAGGTTTACATCTGATGAGCTTTCCAATGCGGAATTGGATGAAAGGATAAACAAATATTACCAGTTACGATTTCCTGCTGAAGTCAAGCTTGAGCAAAAGCACACGTATTATCAATTTACGACGACGCCGAATCAGGCTACATACGATGTCAGTCTTGAGACATATACGAATTACGAACAGCCCGCTACCGTTAACAATCTGTCGATGTTGTGGTACCAGGACCCTGCGATTTTTGCTGAAGAGAACCCCCTTCAATACAGCTTTTCGAATCCATGGACTGGAGATGCTGCGACGGTGACATTTACGACGACGATAACGGGCTTTCCTATTTTTCCAGGCACGCTGACGATCGCAGATGATACGGAGTTATTCCAGGATACGAGCACGACATGGACGACGTCAAACGTAACTCTTACAGGGTCTGAGGGCGGAACGGCGACGATCAATTACGATACTGGGGCGGTATCGGTAACTTTCAATGCTGCTCCTGCGGATGGCCAGTTGATATATTTGAATTACGTACTTTTCCAACCTGGCAGACCTGAAGCGATCTTATATTATAACAATCAATTTGATCTCTATCCTCCTCCTGACCAGCCATATATCATCAAGATGAAGGCATATAGCGTTGTCGATGCTCTTGAGGATGGTACTGACGAGCCTGAGTTGAACGAATGGGGACCTTGTATCGCATATGGAACGGCGCTGGGCATTTTTTCTGATAATGGTGAAACGGATGCTTATGCGGAGACGACACAGCTGCATAAGGAGCAGATATCATTAATATTGACAAGAACGGCACAAGATCTGATGAATGTAAGGTCGGTGCCCAACTTTTAAAAACGAGGTAAGATATGGCTTGGGATAAGACACAGCCGAAGAACACAACAAAGATCAGGAATTTGGGAGAGGTGATCCGTCCTAACTGGGATGCCATAGAGACTGCGGATTCTACATTCATTCCTGAGGCGATGAATTTAGCTGATAGAGATGTTGCAGTTCCCGGGACAGTGAACCCTACTGCTATAGCTGATACGATCATATTATATTCAAAACAAGACGCGTCTTCCAAACCTCAGCTTTATACAATTGACCCTGATAGCGTCATTACGAAGCTTACCGGAGGATCTCTTACAGCAGCTCTCCCAGGAAAATTAGTTTTACCAAATGGACTAACTTTTATCTGGGGATTTGGCACCGCATCAACCACCATGACAACTAAGGCATTCGATCTAAGCGGTTTCGCAACGAATTGTTATCATATTTCTGGAAATTGTAGTGGTGGGACTGTTTCAATTGGTTTTGATCTAGTTGACAAGACGAATTATAAAGTTGCAGCGGCGTCAGGCACTCCGAATTATTATTATTTTGCAATAGGCAATTAGATGACATTAACACCTGTTATGATCGCACCTTTCAAGACTGGGTTGGAAACGGACCTTGAGCCGTGGATGGCGCCTCCTGATTCTTTTGATGATTTGGATAATATCCATGTTCATCATGGGTTTTTAGAGAAGAGGGCAGGATATCGATCTTTTGCGGCGTTAGTGCCGATGGGAGCGACGGTCAACATTTCAGCGATCACGCAAGCAAATCCTGGAGTCGTTACGACGGCGGCAGCGCATGGTTTTACAACTGGTAACAAGGTCTATTTTGCCTCTGTTGGCGGAATGACTGAGATCAACAACAAGATTTATACCATTACTGTCACATCGGTCACAGAATTCTCAATAGGAATTGACACTTCTGGCCTTACAGCTTATACGGTAGGTGGAACGGTCTGCGAAATCGATTCTTCAACTGATAGAGTGATGGGAATAACTCGTTATTTCGAAGTCGGTGGAGGGCAAACGACTTTGGCATTCAATGCGCGAAGAGCTTATCGTTTCGGTGTTGGCGATATCTTTGTGCAGCTCGATGTCGCGGATATTTTCAGTTCTAGTGAAGATGACTTTGTCTGGTCTACGAACTGGCAATCCGGAGGTAGTACTAACCGTCTTTATTTCACGAACGGAAAAGCGGGAAGTCCTGCTGCAGCGCCAACGGTAGATGGGATACGGTATTATGATGCGACGGTCTCTACGGCCGTAACAAATGCATTTAATCCGACTTTGGGACCGAATAGAACGATGATCGGCGGACGGCTTCTCTTCACCTTGGGACAAAGGCTAATCGTCTTAAATACTGATGAATATAACAGCGGAACGGCGACAACAACGAATCATCCGCAACGGGCGCGATGGTGTGCGAAACAAGATCCAAGTAATTGGAATGATGTAACGGCGGGAGGGGGCGGATACACTGATGCAGCCACAGGCGACTATATCATCTCCGCAAGGGCATTGCAGAATCAAATCATCGTATTTTTCTCAGAGAGCGTTTGGTCGTTAGTGGCGACACCTGATCCAAATCGGGCATTTCAATGGAAAAGGATCAATAATTTCCGTGCCTGCGATGGTAAGATGGCTTCTGTTGCATATGATCGTTTCGTTATAGCTTTTGGTCTTCGTGGTATCACTGCAACTGATGGCGTAGAGACGAGACGGATTGATGATCGCATTTCAGATTTTGCAACAGACAGTGTGGTAGTAGATCAATTTAGCAAGGTATTTTGCGAAAGAAGCTATCCAAATATGCGCATGTGGGCCTTATACAACGATCAGGATGTTACAAGCGATGAGAACAATTCTGCATTGATTTATGATGATGATTCGTCGGCTTTTTCCACATATACCATAGACATGAATTGCTTGGGTCATGGTAATGCTTCTCAGGATTATGGATTAGACGATTTTACAGAAGCCAATAAGCTGGATATAGCGTTAGATGGAGCTGGTGATGACGATCTCTTTTCCTATTTCTGGCAAGAGAACTCCGAGGTCCTGCTTGGAGGTGATATCTATGGAGAAGTCCATTACATGGAAACTGGTGGCGACGATAATGGCGCAGATATTTCCTCGACATTTTATACGGCTGCATGGAGTCCATTCAAGGAAGAGGGAAAAGCTAGTCAGCTGAATTATGTAGATATCTTTGCAGACACACGACTAACGACGACAGCGACGATCGAATTTTTCAAAGATACCTATGTGACTCCTTATGCGACTCGACAAGTGGTATTTTTATCCAACTTGCTTTTTATCGGGGATATTATTTCTGCGACTGCGACAAACCCTGTAAATATCAATGTAGCGGGCCATGGCCTTACGACAGGAGATATAATTTATATTTACGGTTGTACAGGAATGATAAACATCAATTCCGGTGAGGCATCTACTCAATACACCGTAACGGTTGTAGACGAAAACAATGTTACTCTCGATGGCATTAATGGCACTACTTTTCCAGCGTATACGGGTGGTGGTGCTATTTATCGCAATCAATTTAGAAAGGAAAAAACTTTTAAGCGTGTTTTTGCAGGAGGAATCGGTTTTCAACACCGCATGAGATTCACCTCTGCTGGTAGTGATCAATCCTTCCGCATCCATGCTTTTAGGCCTTGGTTTAAGCCCAGAAACAGGGGTATTTGACGATGAGTCTTCCTTCTGAGATAAAACTACCTCTAAGAGTCGATTATGCAAATGAAGGGGATTTAGACCGTTATTTGCGCGATCTTGTCTTTGAGATACAAACGATGTATGAAGACATCGCCAACAACGTCAATGGTTTTATTAGGAATGACACTGAGGTCGATCAAGCGCAATGGGTACCGACTCTGAACGGCACGGTCGCAGGGAACTTCACATATGGCAATCAGGTAGGATGGTCGATACGGAGAGGGATATACACAGAGCTTTTTTTCGATATATCTTGGACGGCTACAACGGCAGCAGGAGGGCTTTATCTCGAGCTGCCATATCGCGTGACTCTCAGCGCGGGATATCCCTTCCATGGTTTTGTAAGAAGCAGCGGAATTGCTTATGGTGCCGGCTATACATATCTTTCGATCAATGCTGTGCCTGATTCTTACACTGGAAATATTGGCGTTGCCGGTTCTGGTATGGCGAGTGCGCAACTGACCGTACCTGCTTCCGGCTCTCTTTTTGGACATATCAGTTACATAGGTATTTCTGATGAATAAAATTGATGAACTACGATGGATTCGAGTATTTACACCCGATCACGTACCGCATTATCTCATCGAGCAGATAAGAGATCGGGATTATTCCGTCGAGGAGTTTTTCCGATTTCATCAGATCAATTGCCTAGTCCAGGGTGAAAACGGCGTTGTATTGAATCCTTTCAGTCATTTATATGTTTTAGCGGACAAGATGAACCAAGTGAAAGGGGTGCTCTGGATAGCCATCGATCCTCTCTCAAAAGATATCATCATTCAGACTTTCAGCATGGATAAAGAATATTGGGGAAAGGGGCAGGCTGTAAAAAAACTTGCAGAGCATATAAAAGAGATACGATTAAAAGGAAAGTTGAATAAAATTTATTGGATCACAAACTATGAAAAACATAGCATGCGATACGGCTTTAAAAGAAGTAAGTCAATATTGATGGAATACGATCCAAGAAAGGAGGAAGTAAATGGGAAAGACATTGATGGGAGGCACCAGCCACGAGGGGAATGTGAACCTCCTAAGCCCGGAGCAGCAAAGCTACCTGAGCGGAGCGATGGGGGGACCGACGGGACAGATGGCGGGGAGTGCGTTCCAGCAGTTTCTGCAGCCATATGACCCTCAGCAATACCAAGAGCTTTTTCAAAAATCATTTATCGATCCTGCGCAACAAGCATTGCAGCGTCAAATAATTCCTGGCATAAAAGAGCAATTTATGGGATTGGACGAGACGGGGTCATCAGCATTGAACCAAGCATTGGCGCAGAGCGCAACGGATCTGAGTACGCAATTGGGATCGCAATACATGAATCAGTTCAATCAACGCAATCAAAATATGCTACAGGCGTTAGGATTGCTTGGAGGAATGGGATCACAGCGGACATTTGAGCCGATGATACAGCAATCGCAAGGAATTTTGGGGCCGTTAATTGGCATGCTCGGGCAGTTGGGTGGTGCTGGCATCCTTGGGTCTTTAACAGGACCTCCAGCAATTCAGCAACAACAGCCAGGAAGGCCAATAATTACTTAAAGGAGGGTTTATGCTTTTACAAGATCAAAGTGGCCTAGCGCAAGGCATAAGCCAAGCTGGTAGCGCATTAGCATCAGCCTTAGCTGAAGGAATGAAAAAGCGTGCGGATTATCGAGATCTGCAAGCTGTCATGGGTATAACTCCTCAGCAAAATATTGGAGCAAATGAAAGTTTCCGCCAAAATTTCGTTGATATGATAAACAATTATCAGCAAGAAACGGGAGAAAAATTATCCGATAAGCAATTGGATAATGCCTGGAATATGGTTACCCAGCAAGCGCAGCCACAACAAGGAGGCCTTGAAACAAAAGAATATTCGTTACCGCAATTGGCATATATTGCTAATAGATTTCCTCATTTAGCGCCATTATTACAACAGCAGACACTCGCATCGCAAAGAGCGCGTGAGAAGAGAACGATGGCGATGGAGAAAAGAGCTTACGAGAGCAATAAACCTTTTTTAGACGAAATTAGCAAATTGCGGGAATCGGTTCCTCAAAGAGAAGTGAATCTTTTAAGAATGGGAGAGGTTTTGGGTTCTAAAGATATGAGAACTTTAAGAAATTTTAGTGCTGAATATCTTGGAAATAAAGGCTATCCCAGCGAATTTCTATTATCTTCATCTGCCAATGAATTAAAATCGATAGTCAAAGATGAATTTGTTAAAGAGTTGAAAAACCTTCCTGGTGGCTCGCGTTTGAATCAATTTATCGAGAGGAACTTGCTATCCGCGCTGCAATCGCCATTAAAGAGTCCAGAAAACAATCAAATGATAACTGAAGCACAAAAATTTAAATTTGATATAGACAAGAAGAAAATCGAGATAACCGACAGATTGTTGAATCAATATGAAGCTGCTGGCCGTGAACCTCCTGCAAATCTTTCTAGACTGGTCGATGAAGGGTTGAAAGATTACACTCAAGAAAAACTGATTGATTTAACACAAACCTTCAAGGACATTAAGGAGGGAAAGATAAAATCAGAAGGCGCACAACGAATGGAAGTGGCGAGGTCAAGAATTCAAGGAAGGAGCCCCAAAGCTGGATTCACATGGATGATTTTTCCCGATGGATCCATTAAACAAGCGCCTACTAGAGAAATCAAAAAATGGCAAGGTGTGGGAGGAGAATTGATCAGATGAGCACAAATCTTGATTGGAAGTCTTTAGAGGGTTTAGAGCCGAGTGGAACATCTTCTAATATGGAAGCCGCGTCTCCTCAAGGAAATTCTTGGGAAGGCTTAGAGGGGTTGCCATCAGAGCCAAAGGGTTATCGGAAAGCTTATAAAGAAGTTGGTAGATATGCTCTGCAACCCTTTGTAGGTGCTGCTGAGGTTACAGGTCCTGGTATAGCCGCAAGTATTTGGGATCTTTTAGGCAGTGGAGAAGCTTTATCTGCATTAGAGGAATTCGATCAAAACAGAATGGAAGAGCTGAAACAAAAGTTTCCATCTGCACCATGGGAAAATTTTAAAGGTATAGACAAAGAAAAATATATGCAATCTTTGCAAGAAGCTAGACAAACGCTTCCTACTGTCAGTAATATTGCATCATTCTTAGAAAGAACGACTGGGGCACCATTAGAAGCTCATAATAGAATACAACGGTTGCTTAGATTAGGTGGTGGTGGTGCAAAGCTTCGTCCAGGAAGTGTTAAACCAAAAGCTATAGCTGGGATAACAGCTCCAGTAGTGTCTGCTGGTGCTGAGGCTCTTGGTGCTCCAGAACCTCTTGCAGATGTAATTGGATTAGCCGCTTCTCAAATAGTTCCAGAGGTAGGGGCAGAGTATATTACAAAAGAGTCTGGACTTCCAACGCGATGGTATGAGTCGATCTCCAAAGAGAGAGATTTATCGCCGCGCCAGTACAGATTAGTAAAAGATGCTGTTGAAAAAGATGTTCGAACAATTACAGATCAATTGATCACTTCGCGCAATAAAACAGCGAGCGCTATAAAAACTTCTCCTGATTTTTTAGCACAACTAGAAGACGGTTTCGATCAAGTCGCTAATTTGGCAAAAAATATCAAAACTCCTATAAACCCACAAATTTTAAAAAACAATTATAGGAAAATGTTTTCTCGCAGACCATCGAAAGGATTTATAAAGGGAGATTATGACAAAGCATATCGTAAGGAATTTAAAAATTTATTCGATCAAATCCCTATAGATCAACCACTTTCCTTTACTGATGCTTTAGAGACGTTTCGAGAAACAAACAAAACTTTACGGCAAATGTGGAAGCCAGGGGAATCAAAGGCTGTAAATCGAGGAAAACTAGATGCTTATATCGACTTAAACAGAGCTATATCGGATACATTTAAAGATGTAGAACCAACTTCGAACTTCAATAAGTTATTTAAAGAGACAAATAAAGCATATTCTGATGTTCAGAAGTTAGATACTATAAATTCATATTTCGATGATATTTTTTCAGGAGAAAAGCTTAATTTTAGAAAAGCCAGACAAATATACAATGATCCAGAAGTTAAAGAAGCGTTCAATGGTTTAATAGGCAAAGAAGGATACGATCAAATGAAAGATGTCATGACGGACTTTATTTCTACAGAAAAGGCGAACTCTCTTCTAAAGAAAGCTGAAGCTGTTGGTTTTAAAAATATGGGTCGCTATGTTAAAAGATGGATATTTAGTCCAGTTTGGGCAAAGTTTTCTGCTGTAAAAGACGTTATGAAGTATAGTGCAAATGAAACATTAGCATCTCAAAGGTTCCGATTAACATGGAAAAGTGCTATGAATAATTTTAAGTCTGGTAATTTTGCTAAAGCTGAGCAGGATTTCAAGTCTTTAGAAGCAATGTCTAAGACTTAAAAATCTGGAAAAAACTTATCAAATATTAACTCTATGATTATCCAAAATATAAACATAAGTTTCCTCCTTAATTAATAAATGTTCTAAAAGAGAATAATTTTTAAAGCCAATCCCAAATTAGTGGAATGAATAATAAAAAATAATACTGTAATTATGTATTCAATCATTTTTCATCTCCTCTTTTTGAGAGTGTATTGTAGGTAATTGTTTATAATGTTTCACCGAGAACTCTCTAAAAGCTTGATTTAGGATAAAACTCATCGTTTTTCCATGTTCCATAGCGATCAACTTCAACAGTCGATAAGACTTCACTGGCATCGAGAACAAAAAGCGTTTTTCGTTCATGAAAGCTCCTTTTTCGATATCAATATATCATTTATTAAGATTGTGGTGTAGAAAAAAGAAGTAAAAGAATAACTTGATATCAAATCCATTTTTTATGGAATAAACACACGAGGTAATGAATGAGTAGAAAAGTTTTTCACGCATATGGCTTGGAGCAACCACTAATCCAAGTACCGCATATGCCCTTGGACGCCTCAAGAGCGCCTACAGCTGCTGATACCGAATATACAATCGGAGATCAGTGGCTTTACAAACCAACAGCTGATACGGCTGTAGGGTATCAATTCGGTGGTATTGATTCATCTGGGGACGCTATCTGGATTCTGACAAGCCCAGGTGCATCTGATGTTGACACAATCAACGGCCTTTCTCCGACTGCTGGAAACATTATCATCGATGGTGGTACCAACATCACTGATGTGAATGCCGGTAGTACGGTTACACTGAACTTGGATGCTGCGATCACTCTGGCAACATCTGTTACGGTTCCTTTAATCACATCAGCTGCTGCGCTTGATATCAATGTTGCTGCTGGTTCTGATATCACAATACAGATGGGTGATGCTGGAGGAGCGAATGTCATTGATTTCGAAGATTCTGCTAGCGCTACTGTTGCTAGTCTGGATTCCGATGGAACTCTAACAGTAGTCAATATGGACGGTATCATCGGCGCTACTACGCCTGCAGCAGGAACGTTTACCACGGTAGCGGGAAATACTTCCGTTTCTTCCCCTCTCTTCACTTCAATAGGAGCTACCGACACTTTAATCACCGCACAAGCCGGTGAGGATATCATATTTCGTATGGGCGATGCCGCAGGAGCGAATTATGTTCGCTTCCAAAGTTCGACACCTGCTGACGTATTTACTTGTGATTCCACTGGAGCTTTCTCGGTTCTTGCAGGATTAACAGTGGCTGGTGCATTTGC